GCTACCTTTTGTATGTGTATATGCTGATCGCAGTCCTGTTCGTGGCTTAGGTACAAGTCTAATAGGTGATATTGCTGATCAACAACGAATGATCTACAATGAACTAAGTGAAGTATACGACAGCATTAGATTAGATACACATCCTTCGTTAGTCACAACTGCAGATACAAATGTAGGTACTGGAGCAGGTGCTCTAATACATATGCCTGAAAATCTTGATCCAGCATTAAAACCATACATATTGCAGTTTGAAGGTGGTGCTATTAGTAGCATATACGACAGCATCAACAATCGTAAGAAGATGATTGACTCTATGGGTAATGTAGGAGCTGTTCGTGCTACTACACAAACTACAATGAGTGGTGTTGCTATTGAAACAGAGTTCCAATTGTTGAATGCACGATTAAGTAGCATTGCTGATAACCTTGAACTTGGTGAAGAACAAATCTGGCAGTTAGTAGCTACATATTTAGGTATTACATGGGATGGTACTATTGACTATCCTGATAACTTTGCATTACGCAATACTGACAATGAACTACAACAACTAACAACAGCATATGGTACTGTACAGAATCCTGTTTATAAGACATGGATTGAAGCAGAGATCATGAAAGTTATTGATGTAGAAGATCCACAACATGAGATTGACGAACAACAAGCTGTCTTAGATGGAGTACCACCTCCAGATGAAACACTCATGGAAGAAGAAGATCAATAAAAGTATATAAATAAACATATGGACAAGATTACTTGTCCTCCATTTTAACTCTTAAAGAGGCGAGGCTACGATGTCCGAAAATACACCGGCAACAACAGAGGTCACTGATACCGCTGAACAAACAAATAATCAGGCCGTTAAAACATTTACGCAAGATGAAGTCAATGCTATATTAGCGCGTACAAAGACTCAACTAGAGAAAAAGTACGAGACTAAATATGCTGATCTTGGAGACCCTGATGAGATTAAGTCTATACTTACTCAACATCAGAAACAACAACAAGAACAAGCACTCAAGCGTGGAGAGTTTGACAAAATCATTCAGGAATTGGCGTCCAAGAAGGATGCTGAAATCCAGAAGCGTGATAGAGTTATTGAAGAGTTTAAGTTGAACTCACCTATTCTTGACGCTGCTGCTAGATTTCGTGCTGTTGCACCAGATCAAGTTAAAGCCCTAGTTCGTAATAATGTACGACTAAATCAAGATGGTGAACCTGAAGTTGTTGATCACGAAGGTAAAGTTAGGTATGCCGACAACGGCCGTCCATTATCTGTAGATGCTTATGTGCAAGAGTTTCTTTCACAAAATCCACACTTCGTTTCAGCTACACCTAGTACAACAACTACTCGTAGTGCAGTTGGAACTAAAACTACTTCTAAACTAGATATCACAAAGCTTGACATGAATAAACCTGAAGATAGAGCAATCTATAAAGAATATAGAGCAGCTCAAGGATTGAAATAAACATTAAAGGAGACCTTAAATGGCTTACCCAACAATAGATAATACATCTACCACAACCTCCCTTAACGACCTGTTGCCAAGCATCGTAGCTGAAGCAATGTTCGTTGCACAAGAACGCAGTATCATGCGTGGTCTTGTAAGAAACTATACACTACCAGCAGGTAGTGGCAAATCAGTAAACGTTCCAATCTACCCAGCAATCACTGCTGCAGCTATTGGTGAGAGTGTTGATTTGCAAAATACACAAGTATCTACCAATGTTGCTCAGTTGACAGTTGGTGAGATCGGTGTTATGACTACAGTCACTGACTTGGCTCGTGTAGCTTCAGCAAGTAATGTTATTGCTGATGTTGGCCGTTTATTCGGTACAGCAATCGCTACTAAGTTAGACAAAGACTTGTTAGCATTGTTAAGCGGCTTCAGCGCTAATGTTGGTGATACATCAACAGCTCTAAGTGCAGCTACAATCTTCAAGGCAGTTGCTAAGTTGCGCGCACAAGGCGTTCCAATGACTGATGTAGTTTGTGTATTGAGCCCATGGGTTGCATATGACCTTAAAGCTAACCTAACAAACACATTCGCTAACAGCAATCCTACTGATGTAGCTAATGAAGCTCTTCGTATGGGCTTTGTAGGTATGTTAGCTGGTATCCCAATCTATGAAAGTGCTAATATTGATAACACTGGTACTGCTGGTGACTATGTTGGTGGTGTATTCCATCGTGATGCGCTTGGTCTAGCAATGATGCAAGACTTGAAGATTGAGACACAACGCGATGCTTCATTACGCGCCGACGAGTTAGTTGCTACTGCCGTTTACGGTGTTGGTGAACTATATGACGGCTACGGTGTAGCTATTGCTGCTGATAGTTCTATTCTTTAATCGGTGAAGTAGGAGATCACGATGGCATTCATTTTTAATGGCTCAACATTTTATAGCTTCGCTAGTTATGAAGAGGTAGTCCAGCGTGATCAACGACTATTTGAAAGCAACGAAGGTTTGACTGACATTATAGTTGAAGATTTATTATCACTCGCAAGTACACGCATTCTTACTAAACTTAAGAATAGCGATTGGTGGAAAGATTATAACTTTAAGCGAAATAGTACATTACAAAATGATGTACGACTTTTACCTGCCGTAAACCCAAGTAATATTGACGGAAGCGAACAGGAGTTTAAGGATCTTGCTATCTATCTTGCATTATATGAATACATACTACCAAAAGTAGCTGATTTTGGAAATCCTCAAAGTGCTGAAATGGAGAAGATAAAGTTCTACAAAGAAGCATTTGAAGATTTATATAAAGAAGTTATTGAAGATGGTAGTTGGTACGACTATAGTGGTGATGGTAATATATCTACAGACGAAAAAATGCCAGCCAGGACTAACTTAGTGAGAGTACGATGAGAACACTATTGCTAGATTATTTGACAACAAACTTGACAGGTAGTATTAAACCTAGCCAAGAGTTGCCCTATGAAGAAGGCGGTAATCCCTTGTACTACAAAAACTCACGCCGAGTTTATCTTGACGAACCATATACTGAGATGGACGAGTTGATTGGAACTTTAGATGGCGACATCAATCAAAAGATTACAATCATTCGTGGTTATCTAGTAGTAGATGCTAAAAATAGAAACGCTGATTTAGACGCAGCACTATCCACCTTAGCCGCGGCTAAGGATGTCGCAACAATAACAACCTCTTTTAGAAAAGAGTTTGACTATACTACAACACTGGATGCAGATAGACTGCTCTACGAGTTTGAGTATAGATTTTACACAATAGCATAAAGGAAAAGCGAAATGGCTTATATCAACGCATCATCCGCCGCTAGTCGTGTTAAACTTGTTTTAATCAAGTATGACGCAACTGCTCACGCTACACTATCAGGAAGTGATTTCTATAGTGCAGTAGATAGCGGCACAGGCGCTCTAACATTAGTTAGTGGTGCAGTAAGTGTTCCTGGTCTTCAGGACATTACAATCAACAACGCTAACGGTTCATTCCGTTGGAAACAGCTTGACCAATCTGGTGAGAATGTTATTACAACAGTTTCAACTAACAGTTTAAGTGGCAACTTTGTTTTAGATCCAACTACATTCTTTGGAACAACACCTGGTACTAATACAACTATCGCCACTGGCGGTATTTTTGGTTATAGCAACTCTCGTATTCAAGTAGCTTTCATGGTAGCTCCAAGTGGTGCAACGACATCACAAACTCCTGACAACTACTTGTTGATGGGAACTGGTTTCATCAGTGCTCTAGCTCCAACTGTTAGTGCTGATAGTCCAGTATGGGTATCACCATTGACGATTGAAGTCAACGGCGAGTTTACTCTAGAAGGCATTGCCTAATATAGTTATATAACTAGATTAAGAGGACTTCGGTCCTCTTTTTTTGTATAAATATTAGGTCGTAGGAGACAATATGATTTTTGATAAGTTGACACCTGAAGATCTACTTAAGAGCATGGAAGCAGAAGCAGCGAAAAGCATGGCTGAACTAAAATGTGCAAGAAAAGATCTAGAGCAAGCAGACGCTCGCTTACGCTTTCTATTAAGCGTCATACATTACATGAAAGATAGGATTTAAGATGGCATTAAAACTCACTCAATTGGCTAGCAAGCCACAACTAATAAAGATTACTCTAGATAAACCAGAAATCGTTGAAAAATATAACGATGCCCTGGAGTTCTGGATTATGGATAGACAACCAATAGATCAGTTTATTAAAATGGCTACATTAGGCCAAGAAAACTATGGTGAAATGATTAAGATGGTAAATGAACTTGTTCTTGACGAATCAGGAAAACAAGTACTAGAAGATGGTGTAGCATTACCTAATGATGTTATGATCGCAGTTATTGGAGCAGTAGTAGATCGCCTGGGAAAGTGACACAAGAAGAGATTGATGAAGGCAGTATAGAGTTAAGTATGGTTATGTTGATAGATACTCTTGCTGAACGATACGGTCTCTTACCTAGTGAAGTACTACATAGAGCAAATACTTTTGATGTATTTGTTGCTGATACTGCGATAGGATACAGGAATACATTGACAGATAGAGCTGTAAATCCTAATAAACTTCCTGAATACAAGGAACAGGATTTGATGGAGATATTAAAAAATGGTTAAAGTAGATTTACGAAGTTTTAATAGACAAATATCACATGCAAAACATGTATTTGATGATTTGCCAGAATATGCTCTTGACACAATGAGAAGTTTCACACCTCGTCGCAGTGGAAATGCGCGCCGAAACACTAACTTACAAGGTAATAGTGTAGTTGCAAACTATCCATATGCTCAACGACTTGAAGAAAACTGGAGTCCACAAACATTTGGTAATGGTATTCTAGGTCCAACTGAAAAAGAGATACAACGAGAAGTTGATCGCAGATTGAAAGGTATATAATATGGCAAGTAGCATTCGTGTAGCTATAGAAGTAGACAATAGAAAATATATTGCAGATATAAATGCTGCTGACGCTGCAACACAGAAGTTTGCCAAAAGTACTGAAGCAAATCTTAATAAAGCAGGTGGAAACTTTGATCTTCTTAATAAGCGCATTATTGGATTAAAGAGTATGCTAGCAGGTCTAGCATTTGGTGCAGTAGGTAAAAGCGCACTACAAATGGCAGATCAACTACAAGATTTAAGTAATAGTAGTGGTATTGCTGTAGGTAGATTATTAGAGCTTAAGAAAGCATTGACAGTTGCTGGTGGCGAAGCTGATATGATGCCGCAGGCAATCAATGCATTCTTGCGTAGTGTAGATGATGCTGCTAATGGTACTATTAAAGCTCAAAATGAGTTTATGAAGTTAGGTGTATCACTTACAGATCTTCGTAAACTAAGTGAAACTGATCTATTCATGAAGACGCTTGAAGGTATTGCTGCATTACCAACAGCTACTGAACGCGCTACTGCAATGAATAATAACTTCGGTAAATCATTTAAGACAGTAGATCCACGAGAACTACTTGCACAACTTAAAGAGACAGCCGGAACAAGTGATAGATATGCTGAAAGTATTAAACGAGCTGCTGAACTAAACGATCAACTTGCAACAGCACAAGGTAATCTTAAACTTGCATTCCTAGAAGCATTTAGTGGTCCTATATCACAACTTGTAGAGTTTACTAATAAGACTAATGAAGGTACTACTAAGATGCAACTACTTACTGACGCTATTAAAGGTGTTGGTGTAGCAATCGCAGTTGCATTCTCAGTTAGTGGTGCTCTTGCACTTGTAGCTACTATAGGTCAAGTAGGACGAGCACTTACTGTAGTTGCTGGTGTTAGTAAAGGTATGGGAGGTGTATTTGCTGCAGGTGGTAGTTTCATGGTTGGACTACGAGGAGCTGCAGTTGCAGTTGCTGCTATAGGTACAAGTATATTTGCTGCTAGTCAACTATTTGATGATTTTGGCAGTGTTGCAGAAAATGCAATGGCACGAGTTGTTGAAGCTATTGCAAAAGTTATTGGTAGTATCAGTGGAGGTGTAGGAGGAGCAAGTCTTGGTGCTGCGATTGGTAGTGCACTTGGTCCAATAGGTACTGTAATCGGTGGTCTTGTTGGAGGTATCGGTGGTAGTCTTGCAGGAGATAAGTTAAGTGAACTTGTAGGTGTTAAAGAACTTGCAAAGAATGCTGAAGAAGCTCGTAAAAAAGTAGAAGATCTAAATGCAGCAAATAGAGAT